ATCAATTGAAGTTCCAAATCCAAAGTTATCTAATTCAGTTTTAGATATAGACAATGCAGTGTCTAGCAATGGTAGACTGTTGTGTTTAGGAATACCAGAATTCAAAAATGTTTCATCAAGTTCAATTCAGGTGATTGACTGCTCAGCAACAAAAGAGATTGTCTTTGCAGGAACAAAGCCGTTAGATATATTTGGAGACAAGAGATGGGCAAATCTGTTTGAGTTTGGATATGCATTGAAATACTGCGCAGGAAAAAAATATGATAAATCAATTGCTAGCACAGTAAACATAAAGTCAATGAAAGACATTAAGAAACTTGTGACAAGCAAAGACTTTTACAACAGAACATATAACGAATGGCCATACAGATTGAAGCCTAATGTAAAACTTTCTGACTTCATTGACATATCTAAATTCGATAAGCTTGAACGAATAAACATATATGACAAAAAAGTAACGGTAGTATTTGAAAAGCTGACAGGCAATTGGGCTAAATTCAACTCTGCATATAAAAGTGCATTTACTGATATATTGAAGATAACTTGGGATCAGATGCATCCTAAATATAATAAGACAAATATTGGTAATTATATACCTGTTACTGATGACGGCTGGAGAGTTATAATCATTCGTTATTAAGCCCATTTTAAGACTTTTATATAAAGATGAATAATTATATTAAATTGTAATTTTAAGTGAATACAATGCACGATAAATAACAAAGGAGGGATTAATCCCTCCTTTGTTATTTAGATTACTTTATTTTCTTCCATATGTTATATGTTTATCAAATTCTTCTTTAACATATTCTAAATCAGTAAGTTTTGATTTTCGTATAGCTTCAAATATTGCTTCACATGCGTATTTGAGCGGTATTGATCCGTCTGAATTAGTCTCTATATCCTTAAAGTACTTTTTTGCTTCTTCTGCGGTACAATAATCAATTGCAGCTTGCAACAATACTGGATATCCACCATAGTTTCGTATTTCTATATTGACAAATCCACCTGCATTATACAATACATCTGAAGTACGGATTATTAGATTTACATTGTCTGCAGTGTCTTTAAGATCTTCATATGCATTGTGCCCTCTTCCAAGATACCATGCCAATTCCGCACTCTTTATTTTAACATAATATAAATCACTTACATTATGACGTATGTTTCTGGCATTAGTGTTTAACAACTTTTTCCAGTCCTTTTCAGCTTTCTTTATCACTGCATCATATTTATCCATTGATGCAATTGTATTTTCAATATCACCAAGAATTGAAGCTTCTAATAATGAATGCAATGAATTTGGAATATTTATAATACATATGTTTTTAAGATCTTTCATATCATTTTATCTTTAATACTTCATCAAATTGCAGTTCAGCACCGTTTGAATTATTGCCTTTCATATGCTTAACATGCCAGTCAAACACGTATCTCATTGCATTAGGACTATTCAACAGGTGCTTGAACATTTTGAGTATCATTGCTTTGCCTTTAGACGGCAATTCAGCCATACCCCATATATGAATTATTGACAAAAGTTGTCGTGTATTATGTATAGTTGTATATGCAGCTATTGATAAGCAGTATTCTCTATCTTCAGAATACGTAACACGACCAGTCAGTCCGTCAATCTCACATATATGAAAGTTATTTACATCTGTAAATTCATCTACAATCTGTTTAATGTAGTCTTTGCAGTACCAGTCAACACCCCAGCTACAATGTGATTCTTTCCAATGCGCATCTGTATAATAGAAATCAGACTTTGTAGGAATAGGATACATCTTTGCAAATGCACCTTTGTCAATCTCTTTCATTGTAGTCTCAATATCTGTAAGGACTCCTTCGTTCAGTTTATCTTTAAGTGTTTTCATCAAATTACATCTTTTAATCTTATATGATCTGCAATAGAATATCGTTTAATCTCTTCAGCGCATTTATTTGCATAGTCAACGACCTTTTGCATAAGTTCAGGATTTTTGATAAGCTTTTTACAGAATGCAATGATCTCTTTTTTTGCAACAGGTTTATTTTCACAATTATCACCAACTCCTGTAATCTTAAGAAGGGTGTTACTATCTGTTGTAACCGACACTTCTATAAGGTTATCAACATGTATATCAAAACGCAATCCAATAATCTTTTCGCCGGGATCCATATATTTATAGATAATGTCATTATGCGGCAACTTATCAATATATGGTTGAATAATATGCTTGCACGGCCAAATAAGATATGTATATCTGTTTAAGGAATCTCTTTTGAAGTCCTTTATCGATGGTTCTTTATATATTTTTTCAATAGGATCTTCAGACAATGTCTTTTCAATGTCACCAAGGATTGATGCTTCTAATAATGAATGCAATGAATTTGGAATATTTATATTGCATATGTTTTTAAGATCTTTCATTATCATAATAGAAAATTTAATAAATAATAACAGCTATCATTAGAATCTATTAAGTCTGTTTGTCATACTGTTCATTTCATCTCTATACATATCTCCATACAATTGGCCAAACATGCTTTGCATATTATCTGTCATTGATGCATCAAAATTACGGGCTTGATAAATCAGCCTGTATGGGTCATTATCTTCAAAAGGATTGTATATCGTGTCTGGCATTTCAATCGTGAAATTAGACTCGAAATCATCTTTCATGAGTTTATACTGTAGTGTTGCTTTAACAAACATCAACTGCACTTCTGTCATTACCATATCATCATGACCAAATGCTGCTGCATAGGTACCATTTCCTTTGTCAGTAAAGTTGTTCAATTCTACCATATACTCTGCTGAGTCATTTATCAATACATCGTTTTCATATGCTTCTTTATAAAGTAGGCAATATTTTGACTTATTGCCGGATGTTATCTTGATACCGTATTCAAACTTTGTAAATGTATCATTATAGTATTTGACCAATAGTGAGTTGTCATAATTTTGACAACCTGGGACATTCTTATCAAAATTGTCTTGGAGCAACCTAATGAACAAATCTCCATATACATTTCGCTCAAATGAAAGCAGTGTTCTATCTGGGTGACACATTAAAGATACAAATGTCTGTATAGATAACGTTGCAAGTTCACGAGTAAGTGTATTTGACCTGAAATAACCGATGCATTCAAGCTTATCTGACCCAGGTTCAATCATGCGATGTACTGAACATACTGTATAGTCACCACCAGCACCTTCTGCAATATCTGTTGTACATATTATATATTCTTTTCTACAGTCAATTGGGTCAAAGTCTGGATGCCATTTCCAAGCGTTTGAATAAGGTACTCCCGGCATCTCTTTTTCAACAAACTCAAACAGATGTTGATTCTTCTTATTCATAATCTTCATTGAAATGAGAGTGTTTGCTGATACATCAAAGTTTGTTCCAAACTGTTTGTTAAATGCCTCTTCAGAGCCGTAGTTTGCAACTTGCATCTGATGCCAGGCTTCATCTCGTTTCTCCCAGCATCGTTTATCAGGATTCCATTCAGGTACTTCATACCAGTCTGTCTTGAATGGCGCATACTCATTAATACCAGCTTCAGCTGCTTTATAAAGTCTATAGAACAAGTTATAACCATTCTGCGTTGATGTTATCATAAAACGTGCTTTACCTGCAGTGATGGTAGGGAAAAGGTTGTTATAGAACTTATCCATGATGTTTGGCTGAATATGAGCAAACTCATCAGACAATACACAATGAAATGTAAATGAGATACCTGAATTGATTGTGGTTGCCTCTGCCATCAATCTGCAGCCGTTATCTAATACGATTTCGGCTTCATTCCATTTGTATATTCCTGGCTTAAGGAAATACGGGAGTTCAAGATATATCTTCTTAGCTTTATCAAGGATCTCAACTGCGGTTTTACGTTTATTTCCAAGTACTAATGCATTCTTATCGATATTAAACAATATATAATGCAGCATGAACACCGCTGATGTTGTAGTGTTGTGGGATAAAATACCATTTGTATAGTATCTGGAGTTTTCATCCATAACGGTCATATCAGCCATTGATAACTTGACGCTAGACTTACAAATTGACTCAATTTTTTCAATACCATTAATGGTTATTATTTCATCTCCTGCATTAAGTTCATCACAAAATACTTCATTATAGTTTTTTGTAAATACTTTATGTAAATCTGCACATTGTAATTCACATGACGTTGTTTTTATTGTATATATTTCAAAACGTTTTGTAGTATGTAAAAATCCAGCTGGTTTCCATCCAGTATCTGTTAATACTTCTATATCTTTTAATGCAAATGATTTTACTAGTTTGCCTGTATCATCTAAATTGTAGTTTGGCTTTTCAAATGTATCTAAAATAGAAATCAAAATACATATTAATCCTTTAAGAATTTTATACATTTTTCTAACACATATTCTTTATTTAACATATATTCACTTTCCCAAATAATCAGAACATCATATCCATGTTGTTTTGCTGTCTGTATTTTGTTTAGATCTTTTTCCCAAATTTCTGCAGCCGTTAATTTGGTTGTTTTGTGAATATAATCACTTTTATATATTTGAGGATTGCAATGCCAATAATCACCGTTATATTCAATTATTTTATGATTATACTCAAAATCATATGCATAATTGCAGTTTTCACCTTTTATATATTTTTGTTTTTTAGGAACTTTTATATTTAACGCTTTACATATTGAATCTACTAATTCAAGTTCTCCTTGAGATTTGATTGAACGGTTTTCTCCTAATAGTAAAAAGTTATTTTGTAACGATTTTACCCATTTAGCTTGTCGGCTTTCATATATCCTTCTACCTTCAGTCTCTCCATATTGCTCAATGCATTTTTCCAGCGTAAATGTTCTTTGTCTGTTTGTCAATAATATTTTAGCCTCTTCAACCGAATGTCCCCTGCTTGTATAATATTCAATTGTATTTGAGTGATTTTCTTTAACATATTTACGTTTTGAAATAAACTGTTTTCTCAAAGATTCAAGCTCTTCAAGTGTCTTATCTGGAAAACGTTTTTTATAATACTCTATACTATATGGGCTGTTTTCTTTTCTCTTTTGTGCAGTTGTACATTCTTTACTATTTGGATTGTTCTTACCAGATTTCAATTGTTTTGATTGTGATTTATGAATTGCGGCTTTTCTCAAAGATTCAAGCTCTTCAAGTGTCTTATCTGGAAAACGTTTTTTATAATACTCTATACACTGATAATTGTTTTCTCTTACATATCTATTACGCAATTCTGCACATTCATTTATTGATAAATTGGGATATTTATCAATCCAATACTCAATAAATTGTTTTGAATTCTTACGCTGCATTCTGTTCTAATTTATATAAAATTTTGTATAATTGATATTTCAATCTCCATAAAACACCTTTTTCATGAAGATTTAATACTTCAAACAACGGAATATCAAAGTAATCTTCATTACTTATATAATAATTAGAAATAATGTGATTTTTTATCCTGTCGTCAATATCACAATATGCATCCATATTGATTTTTAATTTAACTTTTGTTGTTAATGAAACACATTTACCGCACTGACGACATGCAAGATAAATGCTTAATCGATGATCCATAAGATGCTTAAGGTATTTCTGCTGATAATCCCTGAGCTTTACATGCTTGATGCCTTCTGGCGTCATCAATTTACAGTATTTCTCAACAAAATATATAATGTCATTCTTACATCTCAGCCATTCTTCAATCTCTTCTTTAGATCTGTCAAATACAAGATCACCTTTCAATAGTTTTGTGTTGTTTTCATAAAACGGATTTGCAACAAGTTTACGTCCTTGTTTCAATCCTTCAAATGCAAGCTCTAATGATTTGGATGACCATATCATACGTTTTGCTTGTACACCAGAAAGATCCTCTTTTACTGGATTGAACACATCCGTTTTTGGCTTCTTTTTGATTTCAGCCATATCAATATCATTTATTTATAAAATAATATCTTAAAAATTAACAAAACATACTATATACACAATATTATTTGACAAATTGGTAAATTAATATAGTTAAATATGTCTAAAACAGATATTAATGAAACACTTGCATCAGAAATTGGTGGACTTGGAGCAGATACATCTGAAAACACTGGATTTGGTTCAGCCGAAGGTGCAAGCTTGGGTAAGTTGAAGAATCCTGCTGCATACGGACAGAAAGAACAACTTGAAGAATCAGATAGAGATTCTCTTAATAAGTTTCTTAACAAAGGCAGATCATTAAAAGAGCATGAAGAACTTGCAGAGATCTCTTCAGGATGGATTCCAATCAATAAAGATGACATGGGAATTAGAGGCGCATTTTATGATCCTGCTTGGGAATTCTCTATAAAGCCAGCTACAATGAAGGCAATCAAGAACTGGACTGCCATTGATGAGAATCGTCCTGACCAAGTCAATAAAGTGTTTAATGAAATAATCAAACAATGCGTAAAGATTGATACACACTCACCACAAGGTGCAGGTTGGGCACAAGTAAAGTCATGGGACAGATTTTGGTTCATACTTAAAGTACGTGAATACACCTTTACAAATGGTGAGAATAAAGTTGAGTTTACAGATGAATGTAATGAATGTGGACATGATATTACATTCAATTTGACTGCAGATGCATTACATTATGAATTCCCTGATGAGAACTTGATTCAGGATTATTGGGATGGCAAGAATTGGGTGATAGATCCAAGAGAGTATGATGT